GGCTGCAGTAGTTCCTTGAGTAGCACCTTTAATAGATATTGAAACGTTTTGAGTATTCATATCAACTGTAGCAGCTGGATATGAACTAGCTGCATCTACAGATACTGCTTTATTAGTAGAAACTGTAAATGTTCCTCTTATTGCACTCCACAAACTTCCGTCAGAAGATGTTCCAAGTGATCCAGCCGTATTAGCTCTATCAAATGTGTCTTTAAAAGTCTTTCTTCTAGAAACTGATGGAATAATATTAACAAATTTCATGTTAAGCTACTAAATCTCCCATCAATACCCATGTATTTGCTGCAGTCTTAACTAAAGTAGCAGAGGACCATTGTGCTCTTAATTTTTTACCAGGTGTTGCATTAATAGCTGTTCCAGTTGGATTAGTTCCAGGAGTTGTTGCAGCAACAGTTATTTGTCCAGCAATAGCTCCCTTTTGAACTATGGTTATTTGGGTTCCAATAGCAAAATTACATGTTGCATCTGTTCCAACATACAAGGTTGCTGCAGTAGTTGAATTATCTAACATCAATAATTTTCCATCATCTCCTGCTACTAAATAGTAAGCATTTGATGTAAATGTAGGTGTTGAAATATCAACATGGCTTATAACATTTCCAGTTGTATTTAAAGAAGTTCCAGTTGCTACTCCAATATCTGAAGATGATGTAGATGCTATTATAATTGCCCCAAGCATTCCGCTGTGAATTTGACATTGATAAGCATATTCACCACTTATACTAGAAGGAATTTGCCAATATAAAGTTCCTGATATTTTACCTTGGGCAGCAGAGCCTGTAGTAACTGTTCCATCTGTAGCAACGTGAATTAATCCTGTATTATAGTTTGCTGCACCTGAGGCAGTTTTAATTAAAAATGGATGCCCTTCTACATCTAAATTAAAAGCAATTGTAGTTCCAGCAGTTGCATATATAGTTGGATTATTTCCTGAATATTGATTATTAATCAAGTACGCCATACTTGCTTGAGTTACTTCTAGTCTAGTAGTTGCAGGATAAGCAATTTCATTAATAGTTATACCAGCAAGTGTTGCATCCGTTGTTGCGTTAAAAGATAGGTCTAAAACTCCCCAAGAGGCTGCTGAGCCATCTGTTGTTAAATACTTTCCATTGTTTCCAGATTGAGATGGTAGGGCATCAAGGGTAGCCCATTCTATTCCATTTCCAGCAGAATTAACTTTAAGAACTTGATTTGAAGATCCTAGCGATCCATCAAGAAGTGTATTTCCAAAGATGCTAAGCTCGTCAATAATTGTAATATCATTGTTGGCTAGTAAAGAATCTACTGTTAATGGCTCAGTAGAGTAAAGGTGGTTTAGTTTGTTAAGTCCCACTTTTTCCTCCTATTATGCCTGGGCTTCAGTCCAAGAAAGCCTTCCGTTAACTGTAGCAGTTGTTACACCAGCACCTGAAAGGTTTCTGATTGCTATTGTTACAATATCTGGTCCATCTGGGAAAATATTAAATTCATTTGTTGAAGTAGCATTTGTTGTTCCTCCACCTAGAATTGAATTTCCTAAATCTCTAACTAAACCAAGATCTTGCTGAACAACGTTTGCTTCACCAGACTGAGCGGATACAAAGAAGGAGAAGATTGGCTCTCCACCAACCAAAGTTGTGTTTGCTGCGTGGTAACAAACTTGAGCCAAGCTTGATCCACCAACGTTTTCCCAGTTATTTGCGGTTGCAGTATTAAGTTTTGGATTCAATATAAGTTCTACAAGGAAAGCTCCTGGGTTTCCAGCGGTTCCTGCAACTAAACTTAAAACATCCATCTGTCTTAAGGTAAGTTGCATTCTATTAATAAGCTCTCTTTCTCCAAGAACTCCAACGACTCCATTGTCTACAGATGGGGCAAGTCTTAGGCTTAGAAGAGCAGACCTAGTTGAACTGCTTCTAGGAACAACTACACCAGTTTTCATACCTGCCTGGAATACAAAAGACTTGTCATCATCGTATCCACCATCCATAATTACAGATGATCCCCAGTGACTTGTTCCAGTTGCATATTGTCTAGAATACAAATCTACTCTTACTGGGGCAGTTGCTGAATAAGTAAATGATTGTGCCGTTCCATTACCTCCACCAGTAGCACCAGAAACTGGATTAATAACCACGTTTGAAAGTGCTCTAGTTAAACCAGTAAAAGTTGTTGCTGTTTTTCCTGTGTAAGAAACATATTCAATTTCTTGTCCAGTATTTCCAGCCTTTGTAATAGACAAGGTTCCAGATGTTGGAAATCCTGAAGTACTACTAACAGACATGGTGGTAGCAACGTTTGAAAGTGATGCTGAAAGTTTTGTAATTGGTGCATCTGCTGCTGCCTCATAGCGTGACGGAAGGTTTCCAGAACGCATATAAGCTTCTGTTTTAACATTTGCATGTGTCATTCTGTGACAATATACAACCTCTCCACGCTCGTCTTTAAATCCAAATCTAATTGCACCTGCACCATACCATGCATAGTCTATGTAGAACATTTGCATTTTAGATAGGTCTACAGTTACTCCAGATGGACCAGTTCCGTCCATTTTATCAATGTTCCAATCAGACTGAGGAACTTTGGTGTCAACAACTTTACTTACAATTCCACCAGAAGTGACTGTCTGACCACGGTATTCTGGGAATACATACAGTTCTGTATTACTTGTAATTGACTGAACGGTATAAGTTAGACCTCTAATAGCAATTCTATCTCCTGGATTTAATTGCTCTGAAAATCTAGTATCTGTGCCTGTAATAGTTGGAGATCCCTGTGTTGTAGCAACAATTCCAGAAATTTGATCTGTGCTAGATCGTCTTACTGCCCACATAGTTTGTCCATCAAATTCAAAGAAGAATCCGTTTTGCTCATCAAACATTCCAACTCTTGTCTGACCACCAAACCAGGAAACTGGTGCTACTGTGATAGGAAAACCAGTTGCTGGAGTTGCTGAAGGAACGGAAGATGCGGTATATTGAAATTCTTTAGGTCCAGTAATTGCTGTAACCGTAAAGGTTCCATTGTAAGCTGTTTGATCTGCACCAGATACTTTAACTTGTGCTCCAATTCCAAGGAAGTGTTCGTATCTAGTTTTTACAGTAACTGTTGTGCTAGATGAAGAAATTAAATCTACTGCAAATACTGGTTTTAGCATAGATCCAGTAGAGAACTGAATGCCTTTTCCTGATTGATAGCGGAAATATCTACGAGTTTGACGAACAATTTTTGATCCAGGAGCAGATGACCCAGTTGAAAACTTAACTCCGCCATCAAATGGTCTATGAACAGAAACGGATCCTGGTCTTCCAGTTAAAGATTTTGCAACTGCTGTGATTGCACCAGAAGGGGTGTCAATAACATCAAAAGTAAATGTATTTGTTGTTGGAGTAGTTTTTACTTCCCATGCACCATTTGGTGGATTAGATGCAGCTGTAGTGCCAGAAACATAAATCATGTCTCCAATACTAAGACCATGGGCATTTGTAGTAGTTGCTGTTACTACAGAACCAGATGCTACAAAAGCAGATCCAGAAGAAGTATTTAAAGGAAGTTCAGATCCTGTGTAATTATATGCCTTGTATGCAAATGTTTTTGTTGCGTCTCGAATTGATCCGTTAGTGATGTTTGATCTTGCATAGTATGTAAAAGTATCATTAGAAACTGATGTTGTTGAAACGGCTTTAACTAAATACCATCCATCTGCATTAACGTCTAGTGTATCTTGGATAAAGAATTTATCTCCAGCAACAAGACCGTGAGCCACTGTAGTTACTACCGTTACAAGTCTAGATGATCCAGTTCCTGTAATTGAAACAAATGAATTTGTTCCTCCAGATGGCTGTGCGATTGGCGATTGAATGTCGTAGTAGCAAGATGGTTTATTATTTATAAGACTTAATACTTCCCACTTGGTAGGCTGAGTTCCATATTCAAAATCAGTATCAATTAAAGAAGTAGGGGTAGAAACTCTAAATTTTCCAACAGGATCCATGTAGGACTCATCTGGCTGGAAACTTTCTGAATACTCATCTACTGTTATTTGGAGCTTATCAGTAGAGGTCATTGCTGCTGTATTAAAGTGCAGAACAACCGTTGTAGTTGCAGCATTATTTGCGTCAATTGCTGCTGTATAGCTTGTTGCCTTAAGACTTGGATCTGAAAAATTATAAATTACCTGATTGGTAGTAACGTTTGTAATAAGAATCAATCTTTCCCTTGGAATATGATCTGGAATTACAACTGTTCGTGTAGCTGGGTCAAATGTGTACCCTGTTTCAAATAATATCTTTCTTGCCATTTTTTATGCTCCTAATAAAATATCCACTGCTTTGAATGGATATCCTTTCTTTATTGAATTTACATTTGGTCCAAGCATTAATCTTGCATCAAAAGTTGATCCTAGTGGTGGAACTTCAGAGTATGCTATGTATCCATCTGAGTCAACCATAAAGCCTTCTCTTGGTAACATAGATTGCCAAACATATTCTGGAAAATCCACTACCTGTATTATACCATTAATTGTTAAGAGAAGTCTTAAAGGATTGTTTATAGCAACTTGTTCCCCTGCAAATTTTGGAAGGAATCTATTGTTAATTCCATCAAATTCATATCTCATATCATCTATTGGAACAATGTCTGGTAAATATGGAAGGCTTGCAAAAATTAAATCATCAACATACTCTTTATTTGCTGCGTCTGTATCGTCTGTAGGCGATGGAACTGTAACATGTCCAGTAAGTGTAGGATTATTTGTTCTTGCTATCTCAGAATCTATATAATCTTTATCAATTGGGGTTGCTGCCCAAGTTCCAACGGTTACATATCCTAGTGTACTAATGTTTGAAGGAACTCCAGAATACT